TAGCGGAAAGCAGTCCGGTACGCTGCCGTATCTCTCGCAACCGCTCCTTCCCTACCAGACGACTCCCTGATGCCCATCTACTCCTACCGTTGCAGCCAATGCGGCCAAATCCACGAGCAGCATAACACCGTAGCAAACCGCGCCAATGGCCCGACGTGCTGCGGCGCAGCAACCGACAAGATGCTGACCGCGTGCATGGTGCAGGTTCCAGGTGGAATCGACGTGAACTATCGCTGCCAGATAACCGGCGAGATTATCCAGTCGATGCGCAAGCGGCAGTACATCATGGACAAGCACGGCATGGTGGACGCCCGCGACCTGAAGGACACATGGGCGCGCAATGAGGCTGCGCACAAGCAGGAATTGGCAGAGGTGAAGGCCGCACAGGACAAGGTGCCGGAGCACGTCCGCAAGGCGGCGCAAGCCGTTGCAATGAACCCGCCCGCAGGGGCATAACAAGGAAGCAGCAAGATGATCGGAGACGAGGATATTCTCGACGCGACACCATCACTGCACGATGAGCGCATTTCGGAAGTCGAAGCGGCCATTGATGCAGCGGATTTGGAAGCAGGCGCAAAACCCGCCGCATAGGGGGCTAACCCGCTACCGGCAGACTTGCCGGCGCTTGAAGCCCCAAGCATGTGGAAGCAGCCGTATCGTGACGCGTTCGGCAAGTACGCAGCAAATCCTGAGTATCGTGAACTGCTGACCAAATGGCAGGATCACTGGAAGGAATCGCAGGGCTACATCACGCAACGCGATCAGGAGTTCGCCAGCTATCGCGGGCGTCTTGAGCCAATCGCACAACTGATCCAGCCCTACGAGCAGTACTGGGCGTCACAAGGTCTGTCGCCAGACCAGGGCGTCCGTTCCATCATGGCCGCGTATCAAGCCATGAACCAAGACCCGCAAGGTACGTTGCTTCGCCTTGCGCAGCAGTACGGGGTAGACCTGCAATCGGCGCTTGCCGAACAGCCTTACGTCCCGGCAGAAGTGCGGGCACTGCAAGAGCAGATCCAGCAAATGCAGCAAGCCGCACAGCAGCAGCAGCAGTTCCAAATCAACCAGATGACACACGCCCGTCTGCAAGAAATTAACGCATTCCAGTCGGCGGTTGACGAACAAGGCGCACCAAAAGCCCCGCACTTTGATCGAGTGTTCAACTCGATGGTGCAGCTTGTCCATGCCGGTCTTGCCAGTTCCATCCAGGAGGCTTACACCAAAGCGGTCTCACTGGACACGGAATTGCAGGCCGAGATGAGCGAGCAGCGCAGGCAGGCTGAGGCCGTCACTCGTGCCGCCGAAGCGAACCGAGCGTTGGGAGCTTCAAGGACGGTCAGGTCTAAGGGTTCAGAGGGCGCACAGCCCATCCGTTCAGCAGAACAAGACTACGCCGCCGCACTCGCGGGGCATTGACCAACCCTAAAGGAATACAACAATGGCAACTCCGAACCTCGGCCAGATCCAGGCCTCCACCCTCCGCAATCGAAGCAAGACCGTTGCGGATGCCGTCACCAACCACAACCCGCTGCTGACCCGCATGGACAAGAAGGGTCTCATCAAGGAGACCTTCAGCGGTGGCCGCTCGATTCTTGAGCCGATCATGTACGGCACCAACAACAGCGCGAAGTTCTACACCGGCTATGACACCTTCACGCCGGATACCGCCAGCGAAGTGCTGGACGCTTCCGAATGGCCGCTGCGCCAGCTCGGCGCGTTCATCACGTGGTCTGGCCTTGAGAAAATCCAGAACCGTGGCAGTCAGCAAGCGGTTGACCTGATGGCCGTCAAGGAAAAGCACGCGGTCGCCACCCTGAAGAACATGTTTGCCGCGTCCATCTTCTCGGATGGCACGGCCTACGGCTCCAAGGAGTTCAGCGGCCTGCGGCTGATTTGCGCGAATGATCCGACTGCGGCGGGCACCGTGGGCGGCATCGACCAGGTTGCCAACCCGTGGTGGCGCAACAAGTTCTCGGCGGCGGCTTCGACCACCAGCGCCAACATCTGGTCGCGCATGAATGACATGGACTTGGCGATCAATCGCGGCGCGGATACGTGGGACATCGCCATCGGCGGCCAGTTCATGTTCCGCACGTATGAGGACTCGTTGCAGCCGTTGCAGCGGATCACCTCGGCCAAGTCGGCGGACGCTGGGTTCACCAGCTATGCCTACAAGACCAAAGAGTTGTTCTACGACTACAACTGCCCGACCAAGAGCCTGTACATGCTCGACACCGACAGCCTGGCGTTCCGCTACGCCAAGGATCGCTGGTTCGACGTGGGCGACTCGCGCACGGTCAACAACGCCGACTACGACGTGGTGCCGATTTGGGTCGCCGGCAACCTGACCTGTTCCGACCGCGCCCGTAATGGCGTCATTCTGGCGTCCTAAGCCAGCCATGAGGGGCGGGGATTCCCGCCCCTCTTTTTGGAGTCACGATGGAAGCCCTGCGATTCATTCGCGTACCCGCGCCGTCGCCCGCCTCGGAAGAGGAAGTGACCAGCGCGCACCTATTCGGCAAGGTTCCAGATTTGGAAGTTGCCATACACATGGGATGCTCACTTGATCCGGAATTGTCCGACCAAAGCGGACGCCCGCGCTACCGCAACACCATCATGGTCGCCAAGCGCAATGCAGGTGAAAAAGATTTCATCTCCGAACCACTGAACGATCAGCACCGGGCGATGTTTCCGCGCGCAGTCGCGTGGTGGGAATCCAATCAGTCGGCACAGTCCCGCGTGTCCGTATCACTGCTGCCTGCAATCACGCCCGCTGAAGTCGCGGAACTGCGAGACCTCAATATTCTCGACATGGATGCGCTCGCAGACTATGCCGACATCCCCGCCGAACTGGCCGGATGGCAGGCTATGGCCCGCCGCTTCCGGTCGTTGTCAAAGCCACGTTTCCGCATGATAGACGGCGGAATGGAGCAAGTCGCATGACCACCGTATTGATCCGCATCGACCCGTTTAACTCCATCACCAAGGAAGTTGAGAATGCCGACGACACTGAAAAACATTCTGGACGCAGTGATGGGGGAATCGGGGTTCCTGATTCCAGCGAGCTACGCGGCGAGCCTGAACCCGGACGACCTGCAACTCGTGTACCTGTCAAGCGCAGCAAGCGACGAGCTACGTGACCTCGACTTGACGCAATCGCGCGTACAAGGCTCGATCACGCTCACGTCTGCGACCGATTACGCGCTGCCTGACGATTTCTTCAGCTACGTGGCGGACACGGCATTCCAGGGCACGATTCCCGTTGACTTGCCAACCTCGCCAAGCGATTGGGCGTGGGTGAAGTCTTACGGGGCCGGCTCGCCGTCCTACCGCGTGCGCTTCATGGGGGGGCGTTTGCACGTCATGAATCCGACTGCTGGCGATGTAATCCAGTTCGAGTACATCACCTCGCTTCCATGGGAGGCGTCCGGTGTTGGCAAGGAGAAGGCGACGGCGGACACCGACATTTGGCGGCTTGATCGCCGCCTGTTGCAGTACGCCGTCAAGTGGCGGTGGAAAAAGGAAAAGGGCGTGGAGGACTGGAAAGACGATCTCGCCATGTTTCAAGCCTATGTCAGCAAGCTGCGTGCACGCGACAGCGGCGCTAAAACCATTCGATTCGGGGAATGCGAATATCCCGATCAACCCTATACGAAGCTCTGGGTATGACCGCAGTTTCAATCTCCGCGCCGATTGGCGGCTGGAATGCCACCGACGCGCTAGACAAGATGCCCGCGACGGATGCCGTCAAGTTGGTCAATTGGGTGCCGCGTGCGGGCTATTGCCAGACGCGTGGCGGCTCGACGCTGCATGTAAGCGGGCTCGGCGGGCCGGTGCAGTCGATCATCTCCTACCGTGGCGCTAACGACATCCTGTTGGCGGCTGGAGGCGGGTAGATTTGGGACGCCACAACGACCGCCTACAGCATCGCATCCGGGTTCCTGTCTGACCGATGGCAGGCGGTGAACCACAGCACAAAGCTGATATTGCTCAATGGCGTAGATAGCCCGCGCACGTACAACGGCGTTTCGCTCTCTACGGCTGATTTCACCGGCTCCCCGGGCGATTTCATGCCAGCCACGATGTGGTCGGGCAACTCGTTCAAGGGCCGCGCGTTCTATTGGGCCGAGAATGCGCAAGCGTTCTGGTATGCAACCGCTGGTTCCTATCAGGGCGTAATGGCAAAGTTCGATTGCTCCACACAGTTGCAGACGGGCGGAAGCCTCGTGCAGATGGTGACGTGGACGCTCGATAGTGGATCGGGGATTGATGATCTTGCCGTTTTCATATTCAGCACAGGCGAATGCCTGGTGTATTCCGGGAGTGACCCCGGCAGCGCGACAGATTGGGCGCTAAAGGGCAGATTCCAGATTGGCGAGCCATTAGGCCCGCGCGCCCATGCGAAAGTTGGAGGAACTGAAATCATCCTTACCCGTGATGGGTATGTTGACCTGTCAGCAGCACTACAGGACGGCCGGTACTCTGAGCTTTCGGCGTATTCGTCCAAGATCATCCGGGCTTCGAAGGATGCGGCAGCGCAATATGGTCATTTCGATGGCTGGGAGGCGGTGCTGTATCCATCGGGGCAGATGTTCATTGCCAACGTCCCTACCGGGGCGGCGACGGCATACCAGCATGTCCGGGAAACATCCTCGGGCGGCTGGTGCGAGTTCATCGGGTGGAACGCGCTCACATTCTGCAATTTCGTCAATCGCCTGTACTTCGGGGACGCCAACGGGAATATATGGCTCGCGGATTCCGGCACGCAGGACAATAACGAGCGCATCCTTTCGTGGGGGATTCCTGCGTTCAACTCGCTCGGGAACCGTGCCAATCGCAAGCAGTTGACCGCAGTCAGCGCCGTCACCAGCGCCACGAATCCTGCATCTTACGCATACGATGGCCTCGCAGATTTCAACATGAGTTTGCGCTCGACTGTTGTTGATGACAACGCGCCGAATGCCGACACCTTATGGGATGTGGCTGATTGGGATGTGGTCGATTGGGGGTCTGAAATCACCGAGCAATCGCCAGTGGTGAATGGCTGGAAAAACTGCTCTGCCATCGGCTACGTCATCACTGCGTCCGTGCGCATCAATCAGCGGGCGCAGCAAATCAACTGGTATTCCACCACCTACCAATACCGCAACGCAGGAGTATTTTAATGGCTTGGAGTGCAGGCGTTTTCACCCGTACCAATGGCGTATATACCGGATCAGTGGTCTGGCAGTCCGACAAGGCCGCAGGCACCAAGATCCTTGCAACAAACCATGACGCGCATGACCAGGACTTGGCAGCAGGCATCAATGCGGCGCTTCACAAGGGCGGGTAGAACTCACCGACCGCCGACATAAGCTGGGGCGGGTACAAGATCACTGGACTGGCGAACGGCGCTGCGGCGACCGATGCCGCCGCTTATGGGCAGACGGTCACGGCAGTTGCATGGGACACGCCGACCGATGTCCTGACCCTCACGCGATCGGCTGGAAACCTGACCCTCGACCTGACCGCCGCGGTTGCGATCACGGCGCTAAGTGCTACGGGGACTAAGGACGCAACGACGTTCTTGCGCGGCGATGGGACGTGGGCGGTTCCTGCGGGCGGCGGTGGCGGGGCGTGGGGCAGCATCACCGGCACCTTGTCCAGTCAAACCGACCTGCAAACCGCATTGAATGCAAAGGCGGCCAGTTCGCATACCCACGGGGTTGGTGACCTGACCGCCACCGGCACGCGGGACAGCACGACGTTTCTGCGGGGCGACAACACTTGGGCGACCCCACCGGCAGGCGGTGGTGGGGGAACGGTCACCAGTGTTGCGGTGGCGAACGCGACGGGCATCACATGGGCAGGAAGCCCGATTACTGGGGGCGGGACGCTGACCCCGACGCTTTCTGCGAACTTGCAGGCGTGGCACGCGCTTTCGCCCACCACGAAAGCGGATGTCGCCTCGCCAACCTTCACCGGCACACCCTCTGCGCCAACTGCCTCGGCGGCGACCAACACGACGCAGATTGCCACGACGGCTTACGTCAAGTCACAGGGCTACACGGCTAACGCGGGCACGGTCACCAGCGTTGCGTTGTCGGGCGGCACGACCGGCCTTTCAAGTTCAGGCGGGCCGATCACAAGCAGCGGCACTATCACGCTTGCCGGAACGCTGGTGGCAGCCAATGGCGGCACGGGGCTGTCAAGCTACACGACCGGCTACTATCTTAACGCGGCATCGGCCAGCACGCTGCAACAGCGGTCTCCGGCCAACGTCCTTGCCGATATCGGCGCGCTCGCAGCATCGAGCTATACCGCCGCCGACGTGCTGACCAAAATCAAGACGGTGGACGGTGCCAGCTCCGGCATTGATTCCGACATGTTGGACGGTCAGCACGGATCATACTACGCCCCAACGGCAAGCCCGACCATTACCGGAACGGCGACGATCAGCGCCGCAGTACTGACCAATGCCGACTCCGGCACGGTCAGAATCCCGCGTATTTTCGTCCAGTCCGGCGACCCCGGCGCACATTCCGCAGATGGCGATATTTGGATTTGGTGATGACACTCAAGAGAAACGCAGCCGGCACGCAGACAGCTATCGCAACAACGATGAAAATACGCGTGGCCGGCGCATAGGTGGATGCCTAGACGTTAAAGCGCCGGCTCTCCGGCGCGTGGGTCACGGTATGGAAGCGGATCAACATCAACAACCAGTCCATTGCGCATGACCCGCC